GGAAGCCAGTAAGTACGCCCGGATATGAACCCGCCGCCGCACCAGCACCACTAAGCCAACCGGTTTCGTCTTGGTCCACTCCACCTTGAAGTTGCAGGTCAAGGTTCATTGTTGTAGTTCCAGTGCCGTTTTGAGCGTAGGTAATTCCTCTATGTGTCATCGTTGTTGCCATAATTTTTCATCTCCATTATTTTTTTTCTCAATCACCATCACTTAAGGTCACGAATTGAAGCGTGTCCTCCGAAGAAAGTAGTCCATAGTTCTCCCATAGTTCGATACATTCCTTCTTGTCCAAGACGGTTGATTGCGAATGGGTCGCCGGTTTCGATACCGGACTCAAAGTATTGCGTTGGGATAGCAGTAGAGAAGTAGAGGTAATCTGTGTCAAGGAAATACATACGGCTCAATGTGTCTGTTTGAACATCCTTAGATGGGATAATTGGCACACCGTTGTAGGTAGCGACAATAAATCCTGCTTCAATACCCGGAACACCCTTAACACCGTTGTAGGTAGGGGTGATACGCTTTTCCTCCATGAATCGCTGTTGCGATTGGAGAAGTTGTTGAAGTCGCATCAAAGTGTCATATCCTGTAAGGATGACCTTTGGATTACCACCACGAGTCCAGCACTTTTGGAAGATAGTGTCCAAGTGGTCGAGAGACAAAGTTCGGTCAGTACCACTGTTGGAGTCTTCTTCTGCAACAGACCAAGAGTTTGCACTTCGGTCAATTGAGTAAATGTCTTCTGCGGCACCAGCAACGAGGCCAGTAGCGATACGGTCAAGAGACTCGAAATCGTTTCCAGCAACGGTAGCCTTGTCAACAAGAAGCATCTTGTTAATATGCTCGGCGTGGTGCTTACCCATTTCTTCTTTGAGGATTGAACGAATGTCGCCCAGTCCGTCATCCTTGTCAGCAAGGAACATTGCAGTTTCGCTCATGTCGAATGTGTGAACAATCGTCTTTGGCTTTGCGGCAATGTGTTGGAAGATAGGCTTGGTGGTGTCCGGTAGGGTTGCGTTTTCTGCAACACCGCCGCCAACAGCAAACGAAGGACGCTCAGTGATGACTCGCCATCCACTGCGTTCCCACGGTCGCTTTGGTAGAATTGAAAATGCGTTGAACTCTTGGTTCAATTGGGACCAAACTTTGCGACCATAAATCGCTTGGTAGGTTCCTGCTGTTGTACTCATCATTGGGCTGTCAGCCTTGAGCAATTCGCTACCGGAGTAGGAATAGCCCATTGCATTACCAGCACCGTAAAAGTACCGTTCCATGTCAGTTACGCTTCGGATATAATCTCGTGCCATCTTATTTCATCTCCATTATTTTTTTTGTTTTCAAGCCCCTCGTGTAACCGAGGCGGCGAGATTGTGAACTTCATCCCAAGACATGTTGCTCAAGTCTTGTGTGGATGGGACTTCAACATTGGATGTGGAAGCCGACTTTTGAATTGATGTGCCTTGAATGCCCATGTTGTCAATGCGCTCACTTAGAGAGTTAATTGACTTCATGACTTCACTGAGTGGGGCACGAGCATCGAAATCTGCTTTATCTGCTTCATGCTTTGCAACTTGCATTTCCTTGCTCAATCGGTCGGAAAATTGTGATTCAAGGTCGCCACGGAATCCTTGTTCCATTGCGGCGGCTTTGTACACTTCGTATGCGGCTTCAACATCGGAAGAAGACACATTGGAAGCGTTGAGGTAGCCCTTGCTCATCGAAACAGGTCCAAGTGCGCCCGATGGTGTTTTACCACCGGATGAGGTGATTGCGTTGATTGCACCAGTTGATGGACTTCCGTTCTCCTGTCCTCGGCCACGAACTTGACCAGCGAAGTAGTCAGCACCGTCAACAGCGTCGGGGTTGTCGAAGCCACCAAGTTGTGCCTTCTCCAAGTTATCGAAGTGGTTTCGTGCTTGTCCGGTATTAACACCAGCGGATTTGAGGGTGTCTTCCATCCAATTTAGGTATTCAGCAGTAATAACATCGCTGTATTCATTCCCTTTTGCATACATTTTATCGTCTTTCATATCTTCATCATCCTTTTCTTCGTCTTTATCTTTAGCGGCGAATGGGTTTTTGGATTCTTCTTTTTCCTCTTTAGGTTCGGAATCATCTTTTTTATCTTTCATAGAAGCCGCAAGTGCCGGAGGTAGTTCACCTTTCTCCATTGCGTCAAGTCGTGCTTCAAGTCTGTTCATTACATTATTCAAATCATTTTCTGTTGTCATGTGGGTGTCCTCCTTTAAAATACGAAACTGTGCTTCGGGGTTAATTCCTTTTTCACATATCGTAATTTCGTGCAGTTCCATTTTACTAATTTCTTGGTAGTCTCCGTGTTCTCCATCCGATTTACGCACTCTCTTGAATGCTTGTCCACCGATGGAAAATCCTTGCAGGTTGCCTTTACGGATTTCTGCGGCCACTTCACGAGCCTTTTCAATATCGTTGCGAAGTGAAACAACGACAAACATACCAGCATCATCAACTTCGGATTTCCACATCCGACCATTTGAATCTACATAGGAGTCAATAACTTCTCCAACTTGAATATTTGAATGAGCGAGTTGAACATTACGGAACTTCTCACTCTTCATGAATCCACCAAACGCATCCTTTAATGCTGAACGGGTAATAAGGTCGCCCTGCTTATCCACCAGTTCTACTGATGCATAGCCAGCGATAACCATGTCGGAACTGCCCTTGATAAGAGCAATGCCGGAGGTAGGTCGCTTAAGGGACAACATTACCCTCCGATTCATTGTCATGGTATATAGAAGGTTTCTTTCACACTGAAAGAGTTGGAGTGCCATCTTCGTCATCTAAAACGATAGACTCGTCTTCATCCGTCTTCATTTCTATGTGTGTAACCGGCTTTTTCTTGTCATCACCCGAATCAGTATCTTTTTCCTGTTCATCGGGTCTTTTTTTGCCATCATAATCGGGTAAATTGCTTTCTTCTGTCAATCTTGTAGGCCCGCTTGGGGATTCAATAGGTGTCGCCATATCAATTCCCAAACCCTTTGGTCCAGTCCAAGTCAACTTTTCTTTAGCGAGTTGGTCTAATGCTCTACTCATTACTTCAAGTGCTTTCTTTGTTGAAGGTTTGAGTAAACGATTTTCGTCTTTTTCTTCAAGTACGCCCGCTGATTGCTCATCCTGTCTTTTACGACTGGGTACATCTTTTTCATCCATTACAGTTGATTTTATAAGATGTCCCTCAAGCATAAGTGGGGCTAAGGTATGCCAATAAGGATGAAGACTTTCCGCCAATGTCAAAGAATAGTTTGATTTTGTTAAATCACCTAATGCGGCAGACGGATTATGTAAATACCATTGGTCTTCGATTCTCGATACTTGATATGAAACAGTATCAATGTCTTTGAGTATTACTTGTATTACCCCATCATTGTATTCTAAGTCATGCGGGATTAGTATAGGTGCAAAAGATTTTGTCATTAAATCAAGAGATTCAGCACTGGCCGCACCTTCACCCTCTCCTTCACTTTCAATTTCACGAACTTGAACATTGAATACATCACGGTTTTTTCTGCGCTTCTTTGTAACACCAGTCACAGTTGCTCTTACAATGTCACCAACTTTGAAAGTCCGTTGTTGATTATGTGCTGTGCCTACATCCATGTAGAATTGGTTTTTGTATTCAATCGCTCGATTACCAAGCGCATCACCATCAAGAATCGGCCCTGCACCTAATCGGTAAGTGAACGGGCCTTTACCTCGACGGTCAAGAACAATGAAGTTAAAGTCACGGCTTTCACGCAATAACAACCACTTTGGATGACGACGCTCACCCTTCATGTATGTGGACTTGTTATCTCGTAACAATACTATACCATGTTCTTCTTGTAAGATTTTAACAGCATCTTCAAGACCTTCATCATCAGTCATTTTAGTGTCATGTGGACCCGGAATGATAACATTTTCATGACTATCAAACTGTCCTCTTAGAACTTTCATGCGCTCGTGCATCAACATTTCAGCAACATTGGTGTCATCGTAGTTGATAATATCAATAATGTTCAAATCTTCTTCACCTACAATACCATCAATGACAAAGTTATTGTCATTTAATTCAGCAAGGCTTTCTTTGAAGGCTTTCTTCAAACCAACCTTACGCCCGTTTTCATCATAGGTAGTAATCTCATTATCGTTTTGTACGATAATAACTCGCTTACCATCATACCACTTACTTACAACCCATGAGCCACTGAATCCTCTTAGATGTTCAAGGTCACTTAAATCGAATATGCGATGCATTGGTCTTACCGGAGGAACCCATTCAGCATCATCGGCTTTTGTCAACAAAACATCGGGGTTCAAAAGAGAGGTAATGTATTCACTCATTTCACTCAAGTTAAGAGCAGTAGGGTTGTTTTCTCCGGGTATATCAAAAGTTTTTTTGTCATAATTCATGAAAGGTGGAGTAGGATTAGGATGTGGAGGCATTGATTCAAGTAACTGTTTTGTCATATCTGTGCCGTGAAGTTCTTCTAATGCACCTTGCCAAGTAGGATGAAATAATTGAGGTTCAGTGTAAGTACCAACTGTTGGTTGTCCTTGAGCATCATACTCAATACCAAACGATGACTGTTGGGGAACAGCAGAAGAGTGTACTACATCAGCACCAGTGTGTGTAGGCATGATACCTTGAGTAGAAGGGTTGACTCCACCAATAGGAATTGGTTCACCATTAACACCAAAGGTTCTTACATTTTCTTGAGTAGGTGTCAAATTATCTTCATTCACTCTATCAATATCTAAACTTATAATACTATCAAGGTGATTTTTTGTTTTTCTCGTGTAAGGTTTTTTACCACCTTTACCAGCATTTAATCTGTTATGTACATCAACTTTACTCGCTGGATAATAGTTTAAACCGTTGTTTGACATATTAGAACCAAATTGCGATGAGTTAAATCTATGATTCCCAATACTACCCACTATACCATGAATAGGATGTGCTTTCCAATTATTATGCCTACCTTGAGCGTTATCAACAGCATGATGTAAACCATTTTCTTCAAAGTCTTTTCCAAATTGCTCATCATCGTAAACCCTATGAAGTGTAAACTCGTCATCAAAATTACCACTTGAAAGTAATTGACCTACTGTAGAAACCCGAAGGGGAACTTCTCTTGCATTTGATTCATCAATTAACTGCTTTACATGTTCCCTTAGTCGTGATTTTTGTTCACTTGTTTTACCTTCTAAACCCATACCTTTTAAGACTTCATCGGGTGTCATATTACCGTTTAACTCAAAACTGTTATCGAGCATATGACTCATAACATTACGATGAAAACCTTTTTGTTGAGCAACAACCATTTTATTTTCATACGATTGTCTGTAAACAGACGCTTTGATACCGTGTACACTGTGGTCTGCATTTGCAAGCCATCGTTCAGCATCATACATCAAGCGATTATGATTCGCCATAAACTTCTCCGGGTCGTTAATATCAAAATGATTTGGGTCATGTTCCATGACTATTGGTAATAATTGCTTTGCGGATTCAAGAACAGCATTACGACTGTTCTTGGCAATTTTATCAGTAATAGCGGCATCTTGTTTCCAACGCTTATCACCTTTACCAATAGCCGCTTTAGTTGAACGGTTTTGTAGTTTATTTAATTCGATTTGCCCTTCATACAGTTCTTGACGCATTGCTTCAATTTCTTCGGGTGATTCAGCGTAATTCATTTGTTCTGCGATTTGATTAAGCCTTTCATTTAATTGACTTTCTTTTTCCATTGCGGGTAACATACCGCCGAACTTTAATGCTGAATCAATCGTTCTTGTAGTAAATGTGGTATCTTCTGTAGGTTTTATACTGGTTCGATTTACTTGATTGGTTCTTTTGGCTTCTTCACCTTTCTTTTGTCGAAGGTGAAACTCAAAACCATTTAACCAAGTTTTAAATCCTTCTAAGTCTCCTTCGTTAAGTGAGGAACCTTCTTGTTCTAAGCGATTTTTAATGTCTGCATACATCGGGTCATCTTCTGTTATTTTGTCTATGTGGTTAAAAATCTTATGAGGGGAATTACTACCACCTTCTTTTGCCATTGCAGTTAAAATACGCATGTTTTTTGCACTTTCAGCACTCGTAATGTAATCTTTAACATTAGCAAAGTTTTGAGATTTTGAATCCCAACCCATGAAATCCATATAGTCTTCATGGTCCACACCGAAACTCACAGGTATGTTTCCGCTTTGTAAGTCTTTCAATGATTGAACCGATTTTTTCTGTGGTTTGTATGGGTCATTTGTATGCCCCAACATTGTTTTTCGCCAGTGTTGTTTTCTCGCTTTTTCAAGTAATGAAGTGTCCGATGTATTCGCACCATAAGTTGCTCGTGGGTGTGATGTAGTCAATGGATGATGTGAAATCAAATTACTCATGTACGGTAATCCTTTGTATTCTTTCTTTTCAGCGGGTGACATGTTACGAAGTGTGTATTTTAAATCGGGATTGTAAGTTGATTTATGGAGTGTCCAATTATGTTTACGACCCTCCTTTAATTTTGTAAATGTATTTGCCGGTGAAAGTATGTTTTGAATAAGTTCTGCATTATTATGTCGTACAAACTTATCAAATGACTCCTTTTTTGTTTTATCAAAGCCTTTTTCGTAAGTACCTATCGCTCTTGCTTTTTCGGGACCAAAGTGCATACCCAAAGCCATGTTCATGTTATTAGGTTGTAAAATACCAGTATTATCTAATTCAAACAAAGGTGAAGTTTTTGGAAAAGACATGTCTTTTGGTTTTTGTATTATCGGTGTTGCTACTGGTTGTTCTCCACTCGTTATATCTACAGGTTCTTTTCTTGCGATATTAGCATACGCTTGCTCGATTTTTTCTTCTTCTGTTAATTCATCTTCATTATGTGCGGTGCTGTGAATAATTTCATTGTAGGTAGCCAACGATAAACCAGCACCACCGACTTGAGCAAAAGGTTTACTCCAAAACTTTGCTGGCCCTACAGTGTGATTACCACCCTTACCTAATTGCCAATGTTGAGGTTTTTCTTCATCGGGGTGAGGGCCATGCGGTGATTGTAAAAATGCAAGGTCAGTTCTAATTTCTTTTGCTTTTTGCTCTAAAGAGCCATGAGATTTAGCCTCCGACTCCATTTGCTCTAAGTCGTGAAGTGGGATAATTGGTCCATCCATCTCTCCGTATATTGGATGATTAGGAAGAGGCTTTCGTGTTTTTGGGTCAAAGCCAGCAAGGAATAAAATATCCTCCATTGGCATACGGGTATGTTTCGGGTCCGTCCCCTTTGTCTTTTTATAATGCTTAAAAGTTCCACTTCGTAAGTCTTGCAAAGAATAACTATCTTGAATTGGGGTTGAATGAGTATTTAGTCTCGGTAAGACATCAAATGGTTTACCAACACCTTTATTTTCTTCATCACCTAATTCTATACCATGAAGGTCGTGTATTGCGTCTGTAATGTAATGTGAAATTGGTTGCCCTCCTATTTCATATGTATGCGCCGCTTCACCAAACGCCGCTTGCATGAAACGATTTTCACCTTGTTTAAAATCGGCTTCATTACTTTCTTGACGCAAATGACTGTTTGGACCGTGATGCCCTGCTTCTCTTAACGCCCAATTCATTTCGGGTGTACGGCGCATTAAATTATTCCAAGTAAACCTCGCTGTAGGAATATGTTCGCCATTTGGTAGTTTAATATCATCATGTTCATCAACTCCTTTTTCGCTTTTATGGCGCATAACAGCAGTGCGCTCTTCGGGATTAAGCCACTCAAGACCGAGGTGATACCCCTCTTGTCCTAATCCAACAGCGTGTTCATCACCATTTTCATCGGTAACATAACCGTCACTTTGCCATTGTTTTGCTCGTTGATTAAAGTGGTCCACTCGCAAACGATTTTCAGTTTCTTCTGCTGAACGACCATCAGCAAGATAGTTGTCTTTCATTTCACTGTTAAGTTTATTCCAGCGTTGAAAATCACGCTCATACAAATCTTGTTGGTGACTATAATTTGATTTATGTGTTCTTAACGAACCTAAAATCTTCTTTTTATTATGTCCGAATACTATTGGACTCTTCTTTTCTTGTAAGTATTTTTGATATTGTTTTTCCATCTCCGCTTCTTCTTTAGCGTGTCCACCAAATATGTGACTTCGTAATACTTCAACATAAGCGGCATTACCTTTTTCGGAGTCCATTCGCAAAAGCGGGTGATTAGTATGGTGAAAGGGAAAATTATGTTCTCGGTATGGGTGTGATGCAGTAGGAGTATATCGAGGCCAAACGGCGTGAGATTCTTTTAACCCGTCTGCACCTGCTAAACGGTCTTTCCAAATGTGATTTGTTGGCTCACCGTGTGTATGGTGATGTGCAAGAAGAAAACCCGCACCGGGTTTGTAAGTTTTGTCTTCCTCTACATATGTTTCATCGTCTTTGGCTTTTTGAATTGTTTCAGCCGTGTATTTTAATGACCTTGAGAGTAAGTCTGTAGGGGCTTTGTTAAGAGACTCCCACGCAATAATGTATTCAGCGGCACTAAAGGCTAAGTCATTACCATCTGCTAAAGAAAGTAAGAGTTCGTCTTTTGCGATATTGAATTGTTCTGCTACCATGTTTTCACCGCCTCAAGAAAGCGGTTGAAACTTTGGACAAGCGAAAATATCCATACCGTCATGAAGATTACAACCACTACGAACATTACCACCGCATGTTCGACATGCGATAGGTGCGCCACCTTCACTTGCTTCACGCATTGAAGCGGTAGGGTTTGCTTTTTTAATGGCTATTTTTGACATGTTACCACATCAATATCTTCGTTCAGTTCCGCCTTCTGCATCTTCTCTTTCAGCACCAGTTCCAGCGTGAGGGTTCATACGACCGCCGAGTTTACCTAAGTCAACTTTCTTGTCATGCTTATCTCGCTTTGGTTTACCATCTTCATATTCGATAGTATTACCGTTGGTAGTATAGTAAGCGGTTTTTGTTTGACCGCCGGATTCAGTAACCAAGTGTGGGTTTACATCAGTAATTTTTTCCTTTGGTATGGGTTTTGCGTCAGCCAAAGGGTCAGCCTTTGCCATTTTTCCACCACAGCCCATCTTCATGCAACCCATCTTGTTCATCTTAGAACCACATTTAGGACAGTCTTTACAGTCACAGGGAGACTTACCGCAATCACACTTTGCTTTTTTAACACATTGGCAAGGAGTTTTACCGCAATCACATTTTTCGCCTTTTTTACATTCGCAAGGAGACTTACCGCAATCGCATTTAGCCTTAGAAAAGATTTCAATTCGTGTGCTAAGTTGTTCTGCTTTTTCAAGTATTTGTTTTACTTCGTAACTAATTGCTTCAAATCTTGGCTTCATGTTTACACCTCTGTTCCCTTTGCTGTTAATGCCATCTCGTGAATATCTTCCCATGACATGTTATGAAACTCTTCATTTGTTTGAGGAACTGTAGAGTTTACACCTTTCATAATAGAGTCATCATTCATGTCATTTCGGAATACATCATTCATGACATTTTCTGTGAGTGGAGTAGTTGCTTTAACTAATCCCATTTTCTTTAACATTTTAGTAGGATTTGAAATCATTTTTTGAAGGCGCATGTTTTCTCTTTTAAGTGAATCAAGGTCGTTATCCATGCTTTCCATTTTAGTAATTAAGACACCCATTAATCGTTCCGCATCCGATTGTTCAGTCATAATAAAAACCTCATTGAGTGTATCGGCCAAAAGTGCCACTTACACGAGTATAGTTTGAAGGCTTTACACCATTGCGAGTCGAACCGCTAAGGCGTTGTCCTTGAAGAGATTGAGCCGAAGCAGGTCTGTTATCGAACTTCATAACAGGTGCGCCACCAGCGTAAATATCATTTGGTCCAACTGTAAGCCCACTTTCGGATTTAGCGATAGCGGCAGACAAATCTTCGGAAAGGTAGTCTGCAACTTTGCGTACTTCATTCAAATGTTGCTTTGCCAAATTAGCATTACCGTGTGTCAGTGCGGTAATAAACGCTTTTTGGTGTTCTTCCATTTTTCTCGCCATTGGGTCCATTTTAATTAAATCCATATTCAGCCCTACCTTATCCCATGTTGTTGCTCTTTAAGAGTCTTTATGCCCCTTTGAAGTTTCTTGCATTCAAAAGAGCATTACTATTTTGCTGTCCAATAGATGGTGGCGGCCCTCTTTGTTGAACACTTGATAACGGGGAACCACTACCAGCCGATGTACGGCGTTGCGGTGCGGCTGGCCCTCTATCACGCATACCCATACCCTGTCCACCCGGTTGAGGTGGTGGCATCGGCATACCGCCCATTGGCATACCCGGAGGCATACCGCCCATTGGCATACCCGGAGGCATACCGCCCATTGGCATACCACCACCCGGAGGCATAGGAGGTGGCATACCACCACCACCACCACCACCCGGAGGTGGTGCGCCACCCGGAGGTGCGGCTGGTTGAGGTGGAGGTTTACGATAGACGAATCGAATATCACTACTGGATTCACCATCAATTAAATCAGCAGTAAATCCAAGTTGAGTCATACGCTGTGCCACATTCAATTCTTGTTCATCACGGCGTAGTCGAGTAATTTCATCTTCTTCTTCATTTGGATAAAGTGTGAGTTTCCAATCGTGTACTCCCATTTGTTTGAGTAGTTTAGGGAATAAAACATCAGTGTAAGTTTTTTGTCCAAACTCAACTGCTCGATTTGTTACAAGTATTTGCATACCTTCATTACTCAAACCGCCGGATTTACCACTATCTACCATAAAGACACTTGACACACCAAAGTAAGCGGCGATACGATTGCGTATTTCATCACGAACTGCCATGTATTGCATTTCTTCTAAAGTGTCCATAAACTTAATCCAATTTACACCACCACGGCCCGTTTGACTTTCAATACCGACTTTAGGAATGTAGTGTGGGTCACGCTCCATTTTCTCATCTACTGATTTCCAAAACGATTTCATAGACTCAAGATTATCAGTAGTGACTGAAATAATACCCTTCGGCATTCTTCGTTTTTGATAAGCAGTGTACATGTAGTTGTCCATTGCTGTAAGAGTCATTGCTTGTCGCCACATTGTATTAACAGGTGAACGGCCATACAGTTTAGACGGATTGTATTTACTCAAGTGAAGCACTTCACCTTCAATAAAATACTGTGTTTTACCACTACCAGCCATGTTGACATAATGAACATCATGTAAATCACTACCGCATACTTCACAGGTATCGTCTTCTGCATGTGTTTTTACTTGGTCCCTATGGATTCGACAGACTTTGTATCGCCCACCACGAACACCACGCTTATCAGCAACAATACGCATGAAAATAGGGTCGCCTCTAATCATTTCTTTAACACGGAAAAACGCTACTTCTTTTGATTCGGGGTCAATGTAGTATTCTTTAACTAAAATTAAAAAGGCATCGTCAACGATGTTAAGGTCATTCTCAATTTCATTAAGTATGTGAATAAACGCTTGGTCCATACTGTTTTCTTGATTGAGTAACCATTTGACATAAGTTAATTCTTCATGGTCGGGGTCACGCACTTGGCCTTGACATACACTACAAACTTCAACTTCATGTTGGTATTCTTCACCACAGCCAGTGCATTTTTTATGAAATCGCTTTTCAAAATAATGCCCTCTTCGGAACATCTCTTGTCGTATTTTTGAAAGCACTGTTCTTAAAATCAAACATTCTGTACTTACAGCGTATAATGCAGGTATGGTGATACCCTGCGCCATTACAGGTTCTTGAATACCACTTGTCCAAAGTGGCATAGTTGGAGTTGGGGATTGCTTACGCTTGAATGGTTTTCCAAGTGCGCCTAAAAATCTACTTATTCTACTGTCATCGTCTGCCATTACAATCCCTCCGCAAATCCACCTATGGTATCAGCATCCAAGCCCCACTTAGACAAGAGGTTATCGGCTTTCTTTTTATCATCTTTCCAATTATTGAAAGTAACAAGTTTCTGTAATTCGTCTTTTCTCAACTTATCTTTTGAATCAATAAAAGATAAAACAGCCTTTGCTTGTAGCGATTTCATTTTTAGATGAGGTAAAATACCTTTGAGTAATTGGCGTAAATCGTCTTTCGATTGAAAAACAAGGCGATGAAGACTCCGATTACTATTTTTATGGATTTTTTGGTTAAGAACTAAGCGACCGCAACCTATTGCTTTATGGAGGTTTTCGCATTGGTCTTTACCTCTATCACCTGTTGCAACAAATGTTGCTCTTGGTTCACCTCTTTCACTAATAAAAATACTACCATCAGCATCAAGAAAACCAGCCGCATAAGCCCAAATGTCTTTGATAATCAAACCGTTTGTTCCCATTTTAACAAATAGACCACGACTGTGCGCTCGGTAAATATCCAGTTCTTCTCCATACATTTTAATCAACATACCGACTTTACTCGGTGTAGTGGACTTATGCAATACACCAACACCACGACGAACAATTTCACGGCTACTCAATTCACCGTTTTCTTCTAATTGTTTTGAAATAAACTCCAATGTTGCTTTGTCGTCTTTTGAAATAGAATCAATTTGGTGTAATGTCCCACGCCACATTTTTTGAGCATCTTTACGCATTTGCATAGCGTCAACCCAATTTTCTTGTTCACCGGTTCCCCAATTATCTAATTCGTTTAACATTGAAAGAACAGATTTTGCTTTCAAAAACATTTGACATGCCTGTTGTAGCCCTGTGCTTCTTGTCTCGCCAAACTTTCGCAGTGATTTTAATGAACGGTCACTTAGTCCCATGTATCGAATAGTGTCCTGTAAACCATCACTCCAAGATAAATTGTTGATAGTTGCTTCTACCTCCATTGCTTTGATGGTTCTTACATCATCAATAATTGCATCAATCTCACTTCGATTACTTTTGTCATTGCGCCGCATCTTTCGACACATACGAATTATTGAATTGGCATCTTTACCATATGTAGATTCAAGCCAACCATCACCGTTTTTAGCAAAACCGTATGATTTAATTTCTTCATTAGAAAAAAGTGTTGAGTCTTTTTTTATTGGTATATTTTGATGAATATAATTAGGATGTTGAGTAAGAGTGTTGTACACACTTTTAGTAAAGTCATCTCCGACAATAACGGGTGCATCATACACATCTCCGACAATAGCACTACCCCACATATAGACCACCTCATTGTCCTATCATTTAGTCCTTACCACCAAAACACTCTTGACAATTGTAGGCTTACCACCCACACCTTGTTTCTTTGAACGCTTTCTTTTGGTAGCGGCTTGTTTTTGTCCTGTTGTCATTGAGCCGCTGGTCTTTGGCGTTTTACCGCTTACTTTGACGCTTGGCCTACACTTTGGATAACCTTTGCTTGATTTATTTGCTTTAGAACGCCCACATGGAGGGTGCTTGCCGTCTTTATTCTTGCGTGATACATCTACCCACTTTTCTTTGAACCATCGGTTTAAGTTCTTTACAATAAGAACATCATGACAGCAAGAACAGCGTGTCATTCAAAGAACACCGACCATTTTTTTAATGTCTTTTTGTTTATCAATTAAAGCGTAACATGGACACTTAGGAGAAGAAGCGGAACATTGGTTTCCTTCTATCATACATACACACGGTGTTTTCTTTGTACCGCCGCAACAACATTTGTCTTTTTTGAGTTTCATTTCTTTTTCCCCTTTTTCTTGAACTTACCTTTGCAGTATTGAACAGCCCATCCATTTGCATAGGCTGATGGGTAAACATCGAACTTGCGCTTTGCCGCCGCTTTACCAGCAGGGCATAGTTTCTTTTCTAAAAAATCAAAAGCACTATCCA